AAAATGGCGTGGGATACAACTATCCCGCAAGATTCCATCAATCGACCGCATTTCTATGTTAGTTCCGAGTGCGAGAACATTATCCAAGCCCTGTCCGAGTACACGGGTGATGGTGGTCTAAAGGAGGCATGGAAAGACCCTATTGACGTGCTGCGGTATGCTGCAATCTCTGGTATTGACCATGTGGATGGGTCACATATATCTGTAACCATACAAGGAGCAGGAGGATACTAATGACCAACGAAGACCAAACAGAGGCTTTTAACGATGCGCTGGATGCCGCCATCGACCGATTCACGCAGGAATTTGACCTGACCTATGCATCCGTCATTGGCGTACTGTCCATGAAGGTCATCGAACTAACCCTACAATCAGGAACATATGAAAAAGACGACTAAAAAGGCAGCCAAGTCAGCAAAGAAGGCAGCACCAAAGCCAACCGTGAAACCCACCGAGGAAGTCCCAGCAGTGCTGGTAAAGGCATCGCCCCAAGAAGCCCTAGTGATTAGCCTCGCCAACAACCCCAGATATGTATATGCCTCATTAAATGGGGAGAAGGTCGTCGTGTCCGTTCCTGCGTGGATGGCCCCAAACCTACTCCGCAAACCGCTCACAATCGTAAAGACCCCCGATTCCGAATACTACGAAATTTTCAAAGATGGAAACTGAAGACCTCACCGAATATCAAGAAGGAGAAGCCCTTATCTACGTTGACAAGGAGCCTGACGTTGGTGCTTTGTCAGAAGCTTACGATACGTGCCTGATTGACCTCAACTACTACTTCGACGCATGCCTGCGCTCCTATGACGACCGAAGGAACATCTGGGACGGGAAGTCTGACGACCTTCGCAAGAATGGTGCTAACGCATTCCCGTGGCAGGGCGCATCTGACCAAGAGGTCAACGTGATCGGTGAGCGGATTGACACCTATGTGGCACTGTTTGACCAAGCCCTCCAGCGGTCGCACATCAAGGCATTCCCAACTTCGATGGCATCCATGCCGAGGGCTGCAATGGTCTCTGGCTTCCTGAAGTGGATGCGCTCGACCTACATCCCCAACTTCCGTGAACACATGGAACTGGGGGCAAACTACCTGCTCGAAAAGGGTTTGATGATTTCCTACGTGGGTTGGCAGCGGGAATCTCGCACCTACCTCCAGACGCTCACCCTCGACGAGGTGGCGCAGGCCGCCCCTGAGATGGTGGACATGCTCCTAGACCCCAATGCCTCAGAAATGGCCCTAGGATTGATTTCTCAGGCTTACCCTGCACTTTCGGGGAAGAGAGCCAGAAAGGCACTCAAAGACCTCAGAATCAAAGGTGAGGCCCAAATACCCATTCCTAGGGTAACCGTGGATCGCCCGGTCGTCCACTCCTGCGCCCCCGATGGCGAGGTGCTGTTCCCTCCCTATGTTTCAGACCCGCAGCGTAGTCCGTACATTTTCTGGAGAACGTTCTTAACCGCTCAAGAGCTGGAGAAAAAGGTCACCAACGAGGGCTGGGACGAGGAGTGGGTTGATAACGCTATTGATCGCCTCCGAGGCAAGGACAGCATGTACTTGGATGGAGAGAAGCTCAAGACGGTCACCCGCCTGCCCATCACGGACGATAACGACCTTGTTATGGTCGTCTACGCATACCAGCGTCTGATTGACGAGGAGGATGGTTCTGAGGGCATTTACTGCACGGTCTTCCACCCCGCCACAGATGGATATGCAAAGCACGAATTGCTTAATGGTTATGACGACTATCCGTTTGTCGTAACGCGTTTGTCTAACAACCAGAAACGAATGTATGAGGTTCAGACCTTTAGTGACATACTCCGAGGCCCACAGATGCAGATCAAGACTGAGCGTGATTCTCGTATTGATCGTGCTTCACTTGCTACTCTCCCTCCCCTCATGCACCCCGCTGGCAAGCCGCCATCCGACTGGGGGCCGGGTCGCAGGATTCCGTATCGTCGTCTTGGGGAACTACAGTTTGGCCCAACCCCTCCAATGGACTCTGGTTCAGTCGAGGTAGAGGTTTCGATGATCGGGCAGGCAGACCGCAGCGTTGGACTGGACATGAACAATCCGCTCGCAAGCACTCGCCAGCAATACTTCGTTAGCAAGTTCCTAGACCACGTCCGTGAGGTGTTGAACACCGCATGGAAGCTGTACCAACGAATGGGGCCGGACGAGGTGTTCTTCCAAGTGACGGGAAACCCAAACCCGCAGGTGATGAGCAAAGGTTCTCCCGACGAAAACTTCTACATCACGGTCAACTTTGACTCCCAGTCGAACGACCCAGACACCGCTGAGACACAGCTCAAGAACATGGTGTCTCTCGTCCAGCTCGACCGCAACGGCATCATGGATGTCAATAAGCTACTTGAGTTCACGGCATCCAGCATCAACCCGATCTTCGCCGACTATGTCCTCCAACCCGCCGAGGAAGCCCAGCAGAAGGTCATGAAGAACGTGACCGACGACCTCGCCAAGATCTTTGCAGGCATCGAAGTACCAGCACAACCGAATGGCGCACAGATCGCAATGCAGCTCGTACAGGCGTATGTCCAGCAACCAGATGTCGCACAACGCGCACAATCGGACGAGGCATTCGCGGCACGTCTCCAGAAGTACGCCGAGCAGTACGAAATGATGCTCATGCAAGCTCAGAATGCTGAGATAGGTCGTGTCGGCACGACTAACGCACAAATGGGCGGCATTGATACCCAAAATATGAGTCAATCATGATTGCCGAAAAAAGATTCAAACATGGTGATGTCAACCCAGAAAATGGTCTTGTTTTTTGGTCTTACGAGAAAAGATGCAAAAATGGAGAAAGGTGGGTGACCAAAGAAAAGTTTGAAAACTCTCGTGATGCGGCTAACGCAAGGGCAAAGGGTAAGTATTGGTCTGATATTGACGGATCACGCGCCAGACTTAGAGAACAAGCCCAAAAGCACAAAGACAAAAGATCCATTGCTCACAGCACTTGGAAGGACAAAAACAAAAATCGAATTCGTGGCAATAGACTCATGAGAACATATGGTCTAACCAATGAAGACTATATTTCCATGTACGAGTCGCAACTGGGGCTTTGTGCCATCTGCAACGAATCTCAACAAGGAATCACAAAGGATGGAGAAGAACGATTTTTGTGCGTTGACCATTGTCATAAAACTGGCAAAGTTAGAGGTCTGTTGTGCGCTAGATGCAATGCTGGCTTAGGACAATTCCAAGACAATCAAGAGTTTTTAATTAACGCATCAAAGTATTTGGTGCAAACCCAAGGCATGCAGCAGTAATGGAAAAGCGTTTCAAAAAAATCGTCACCAACCCAGAGACTGGTCGCAAGAAGACCGTGCGCTTTGGGCAGGCAGGTAAGTCCGCAGATGGCAAGGATCGCATCCGCCCCGGCACGAAGAAGGGTGATGCGTACTGCGCCCGTTCAGCCAAAATCAAGGGTGACTGGAAGAGTGATCCCAACTCGCCAAACGCATTGTCCCGTAAGAAGTGGCGTTGCAAAGGTGATAAAAGCATGAAATGATACTAACATGAAGATACCAAAGACCAAATCCGCCAAACAAGCGAAAGTATCAAAAGTGATGGGTGAATATAAAGCTGGAACACTCCATGCGGGCCGCAATCCAAAAGGCCCAAAGAAAGCACCACTGGCGCGGAGTCGCAAGCAGGCAATCGCCATCGCCATGTCCGAGGCAGGAATGAAGAAGCGCAAGTAACTTATGAAAAGCAAAACTAATGGCTGCGGCCACAACGGAAACGGCAAGAAAAAAGGCAAAGGCGGTTACGTCGAGATCGAGATCAAGATGGAGCGCATGCCAAAGAAAAAGGCCAAACGCAAGTAACCATGACACCACTACCAAAACCAACGATACAACAATCCGTAGAAGCACTTGCAGAACGCGATGAGTTCAAGGCAATCGTCCAGTTCGTGCGTGACGAGCGTGAGCGGTTCTTCTCAGACCTCCGCCAGTGCGAGTCCACCAACGATGTCATGAAGGTCGTAGGTAGCGTTGCTACGCTGGATGAACTACTGACACTAATCTCCCCACAACCCGAATAACACACTAACACTATGATGAATCGACAAGGTCTGAATAAGGCGATCTCCAACAAGATGCAGTCAATGGGCGGAATGTACTGACTGCTTGACACGGGTTAACTCCCAAACTACATTTCAGCAGGAAGCTTGTTTTGTGCTTCTTGTTTCATTGTTTCATTGGTTTCACCCTTGGTAGGTTCAATCCCTATCAAGGGTGTTTTCTTTTGAGCTATTAAGCGTTACTTCATAACTGCGGGAATATAGGACAATTAGGACGGTTTTTGTACCTTTTTTGATACATTAGCACATACCCCAACTCCCGGCTGAGGAGGAAGGCTCGTAGGCATAGTTCGCCTTATGCGGCGAGTACTATGCTTCTAACTCCCGTATATCGTCGGAAAGGTCGATTTACATACCAGCAAGGCTGGAACCAAGGATAGCAGAGGGCTGAGGCTGTAGGTCTGCGTCAAGCTCCTTGGTCGTCACACTCTGTTTAACTGCGCCGCAAATTCATCAAGCGCAGTACCCGTGAGACTTTTACCTAGGTTTCGTTCGGTCGTTTGAGCGTTCCTCGATTCCTTGAATATGTCGCTAACTCTCTGGGTAAAACAAAGGGCTAGCACGAGGAGGTAAGAGTACTCGTGCCAGCCCTAGATCCATTGCTCTACGCGCAGGAGGGGTGAATGGTGACGATGATTCTTACCTCACGTCGAGCGCAATCTTACTCTGGGTTTCCCCGCAAGTCAACATCCAAAGCAAACGCAAAAACACCACACGATTTTCGTCAGAAAAACTACACATTGTTTCTTACATATAGCTGTCCACACCTATCCACACCTAGCTGTCCCATT